TGATGCTTATATCATAGGCTACCACAATGGATACCATGATGTAGGTTATAACAATACATATGATGTAGATAAACAACCACAACTACGTATCAAGTACTTACATGGGCATAAGGATGGGTGTCAACTGAAGAGAGATGAGGAGTTTACTGAGGACTTTGCACTAGAGGTAGCAGAGAATGAGATGGATATGTTGGAGAGAATAGAGAAACATGGGTGGACTGCATGACAGACTTAATCGTAATGATATGGATAGCCTTGATGGTAACGGTGTCAGCAGTAGGTATGTATAATGGTTACTCACTCATAGGTACACAGTTTGTATTAATGTTATTAGGAGTTGTATCCATAAGCATATCAGGAATAATGTACAGTTAAACAATGTTAAAGGGGGTCACACTATGGTTGTAACTTTAGAAACAGATCAGTCCCTCATTGAGGAACAACTTCAACTAGAGACTGACATGATGACAGGTGGTATACACCGTTTCAGAAAGATAAAAGATGTGGCAGTTGACAAGGGTAAGGAGTCACACACACCACATGGTAGAGCAATAGTATCTAGACTAGTACAAACTGTATCCAATGCAGTGATAGAGTTCATTAAGAATCCAACTAATACCTCACGAGATATTGCATGGAAAAATTTAAAGCAGATGGACACTGAACAAGTTGCATACCTTGCACTAGTCACACTAGTTGATAGCATTAGTAGAAAGAATACTCTACTGTATGTAGCTAGAACTATAGGCAGTAGCCTTGAGATACAAGACAGACTAGACAAGTGGATACACAGTGAAGGAGATGTAGCTAACAACACCATCAAGCTTGCGATGAAGAAAGCATACGGAGCTAGACGGTTTGGTCTGACTAACAAGATGAACAAGGACGGATACAAGGCTACTGAATGGCTGAAGTCTGAACGTGTACATGTTGGGTTCAAGTTAGTTGACTTGATCATACAGAGTACAGGTGTCATCAAGTTAGATACACAACAGACTGAACGTAAGAGAAGAGCAACGTATGTTGTACCAACTGAAGATACTCTTGAATGGATAGATGCATTCAATGAATACATGGAAGGCTCAAGACCTAGATACTTACCATGTGTTATACCACCTAAAGATTGGACAGCAGTTAAGGGTGGTGGCTATCATGGTCACGACATAGATGAACTACCTATAGTTAGGAGAAAGTAATGAGCTTAAAGACACACTTAAGTAGACTAGAACAACAAGACTTGACTGATGAGTACGCATGTCTCAATGCTCTCCAACATACAGAGTGGAGGATCAATAAGAATGTACTCAATGTTATACGTAACATGTGGAACAATGGACAAGAGGTGGGCAATCTACCTGCTAGAGAAGACTTACCTCTACCTACCTACAACTTTGGTAAAGAACCTAGTGAGATGAACGATGAAGAGAGAGTTAGATTTAGAATCTGGTCACGTAAACGAGGAGAGATTTACTCACATAATAATCGTAGTGTTAGTAAACGTATACAAGTTGAACGTACTCTCCAAGTAGCTGAACAGTTTGTTAAGTACGATAGGTTCTACTACGTGTGGCAGAATGATTTCAGGTCACGTAAGTATGCAAGCAGTACGTTCCTCACACCACAGTCAGCTGATTGGAGCAAGAGCCTACTAGAATTTGGTGAATCTCTACCTATAAACAATTGGGATGATGCAAGGTGGTTGTGTATACATGGTGCAAACCTGTATGGTAACGACAAGATAACCTTAGACAGACGTGAGTCATGGGCATGGGACTTTGTTGATGAAGCACATAGAATTGCAGACAACCCACATGATAATCAATTGTGGTTGGAAGCAGACAAACCATTTCAATTCCTAGCTTGGTGCTATGAGATGTCAGCCCTAACTAAACAGGGTTGGGGTTACCACACTAGGCTACCTGTCTCAGCTGATGGTAGTTGTAATGGACTACAACATCTGTCAGCCATACTAAGAGATGAGCTAGGTGGGTTAGCTACCAACCTCATACCATCTGAGTTACCTCAAGACATATACACACAGGTTGCTGAACAAGCTACCCAACGTATAAGAGAAGAGGACACTGAACTAGGTAGGTTATGTTTAGAGTTTGGTATAGATAGGAAGTTAGCTAAACGTCCTGTCATGATAGTCCCTTACTCTGGTACTAAACATGCATGTCGTTCATACATAGAGGAAGCCATCAAGGAGAAGATCAAGTCAGGTACACCTAATGTATTTGGAGATGATATGTTTGCTGTCACTCACTACCTAGCAGGACACATATGGGACAGCATCAGTGGTGTGATTGTATCAGCACGTAAGGTGATGGACTATGTCAAGAGTGTAGGTGATGTGTACTCTAGCATGGGTAAGCACATGGAATGGATAACACCTACAGGTTGGATAGTCATGCAACAGTACAGTGAGGTACAACAGAAGAGGATCAAGACACACATCAACGGAGAGGTAGTATCACTATCCTTTCCTAAAGATAAGAAAGACACAGTTAACAAGCAGAGGACAGGGTTAGGTAGTAGTCCTAACTTCATCCACAGTTTAGATGCTTCTGCTTTGACACGTACTATTAACAAAGCTACTAAGGTAGGGATGCAAGACTTTGCTATGGTTCATGACAGCTACGGTACACACAGTAGCAACATGCCAACGTTGTCTAACATCTTACGTGAAGAGTTTGTTAGTATGTATGAAGAGCATGATGTTCTTAATGAGCTAAGAGAGCATGCAATCAAGACACTAGGTACTGAGGATGTTCCTCTCCCACCAAGTATGGGTAACCTAGATATCCGTAACGTACTGAAGTCAGACTATTTCTTTGCTTGATTTCTAAAGTTACAACCTAGCCAGTAGGCAAAACACGTAGCAATAAGGAGAATTATATGCTAGTAATAAAAGGAAAATCCCTGTGGTCTAAGGTCTTTGATCCAGACACAAGGTTCGTTGAAGAGGGTGAGTATTCTACACAGGTAGTAGTACCTGAAGCAGAAGCTGCCCAAGTTTGTGAGCAACTTGAAGCACTCATTGATGAGGAGTTCAACAAGATTGTCAAGGACAAGCCAGCACTCAAGGCTACCCTGTCCAAACGTCCAGTGACTGAGCCAGACATTGATCAAGATGGTAATGCAACAGGTAATGTTGTGTTCAAGTCTAAGCTTAAAGCTAAGATCAGGTCTAAGACAGGAGCTACATACAATCAGAAGGTCAATGTTGTGGATGCTAAACGTAATCCAATGACAGGAGATCAGTTGATTGGCAATGGTTCAGTTGTTAAGATAGCAGTTGAGCCTGTCACCTACTACATGGCAAGCAGTAAGCAGGTAGGTGTGTCACTAAGACTGAAAGCAATGCAGGTCATTGACTTGATTGAGCATGGTGTACCATCAACTGACTCTCTGTTTGAGGAGGAAGATGGGTTCGTTGCTAAAGCTATAGCAAAGGACACACCTACTACAGACTTTGACGATGTAGATACTGAAGGTAAAGCTAGTGACGAAGGGGACTTTTGAAGAACAGGTTATCTCAGACCTAGTAGTACGATTAGTTCCACATGAGTATGAGCCATTAAAATTATCATACTATGTGGAACGTAACTACATCCCTGACTTAAGAGTAGGCACAATGATAGTAGAACTTAAAGGATACTTTAGACAAGACAGCCAACGTAAGATGAAGGCAGTCAAGGCACAGCATCCTGAACTTGATATACGTTTTGTATTTCAGAAAGCAAGTTCTACTATTCAAGGTGCTAAGAAAAGGAAGGATGGTTCTAAGATGACCTGTCAACAATGGGCAGACCGTAATGGTTTTATATGGGCAGAGCAAACAATACCAGAGGAGTGGTTAAAATGAGTGTGATTGACGTAACAGAACTGATTGAATCAACGATAGATTTACAAGCAGAGTTCACAGATAATGGACTAAGTGTGTCAGTCTATGTAGATGATGTTGAAGTTAAACACGAAGCTAACTATGAGGACATGGCTTTAGATATGGTAGGTGATCCTTCTAAGTACGATGACGAATCATTGGAAAAAATTATTGAAGGACTTGAACACATGGCTAAGTATTTAAAGGAGAGCATGGGAGATGCATGATGACAGTGAGTTTATAAGACACGAAGAGTGTCCTCACTGTGGCAGTAGTGATGCCAATGCTTTGTATAGTACAGGCAAACACTACTGCTTCTCTTGTCAGGTAGTAACTTACCCAGATAACAATGAAGAAGGAGTGATAGCAGTGACTACACAGAAAGCAAACGTTGCCTTCCTACCCATTGAGGTAGTGGCATTAAACAAAAGAAAGATAACTGAGAAGACAGCCAAGCACTGGCAGTATGGACTCTCCACTTACAACGGAAGTAAGGTACAAGTAGCCAACTACTATGACAAGCAAGGCACACTACAAGCACAGAAGATTAGGTTTCCTAACAAAGACTTCCTTGCTTTAGGTGACATGAAGAAGGTAGGTCTATATGGTGAGCACCTCTGTCGTGATGGTGGTAAGATGATTACCATTGTTGAAGGAGAGTTAGATGCTCTATCACTTAGTCAAGCCTTTGATAACAAGTGGTCAGTTGTCAGCATACCATCTGGTATAGACTCAGCTAAAAAATCTATAGCTAAATCATTGGAGTGGTTGTGCTTGTATGATACCATTGTTATTATGTTTGACAATGATGAGGTAGGTAAGAAAGCTGCAATAGAAGTAGCTAGTATTCTACCACCAAGTAAGGCTAAGATAGCCAAGCTCCCACTTAAAGATGCTAGTGATATGGTACAGGCAGGAAGAACTGCTGAACTTATTGATGCAGTATGGGGAGCAAAGACATACAGACCAGACGGTATCGTAGCAGGTACTGATGTATGGGAGATAGTAAGTACCACTGATGATAAGCAATCTATATCTTATCCTTACACTGGTATACAAGAGAAGACAGGTGGCTGTCGCAAGGGTGAGATAGTGACAGTCACTGCAGGTAGTGGCATAGGTAAGTCACAACTAGCTAGAGAGTTTGCTCATAGCTTCATCATGCAAGGACAAGTCATAGGTTACATAGCCTTAGAAGAGAATGTTAAACGTACGTCATTAGGTCTAATGTCTATTGAGTTAAACAAACCATTACACATACAGTCAGATGATGTACCAATGGAGGAGTTAAGACATGCATTCATTAATACGGTTGGTTCAGGTAGGGTTTTTATGTATGATCATTGGGGGTCTACTGACTCTGACAATCTCCTATCTAAGATTAGATATCTCGTCAGAGGTTGTGGATGTGATTACATTATCCTTGATCACATTAGTATTGTTGTCTCTGGCTTAGAGGGTGGAGATGAAAGACGTATGATAGACAACACGATGACTGCCTTACGTTCCCTAGTAGAAGAACTCAACTGTGGTTTGATACTAGTGTCACACCTTAAGAGACCATCAGGTGACAAGGGACATTAGGATGGAGCACAGACTTCTCTTGCTCAACTAAGAGGGAGTGCTGCAATAGGTCAGCTATCAGACATGGTGATAGGATTAGAACGTAACCAACAAGACAAAGACAAACCTAACGTCAGTCAAGTTAGAGTACTGAAGAACAGGTGGTCAGGTGAGACAGGACTTTGTTGCTCACTACTATATGATACAACAACAGGCAGAATGAATGAGGTACATTTCCCTGATGAAGAAGAAGATGAAGTAGAATTTTAATTAGTGCAGAGACACGGAGAAAGAAATGGAATTAATATTTGATATAGAAGCAGACAACTTACTTGATGATGCTACCACTGTGCATTGTATAGTATGCAGAGATATAACATGGGACACAGAAAAGGTATACACCTTTGAACCAGACCAGATAAAGGAAGGGCTTGTGTTCCTATCTAAAGCAGACACACTTATTGGTCATAACATTATTGACTACGACTTGCGACTGCTTAAGAAGTTATATGGATTCACATATGAAGGTAACGTTATAGATACATTAGTATGTTCAAGAACTATATGGTGTGATGTAAGAGAGATAGACATTAAGCTACTTAGAAACAATAACTTTCCTCAGAAACTTATGGGCAGTCATAGCCTTAAGGCATGGGGATATAGACTAGGAGAATTAAAAGGTGAGTTCAATACTGGTAGTGAAAGCTTTGCAGTCTTTACCCAAGACATGTTACAGTACTGTGTACAAGACACACAAGTTACAGCCAAACTGTATCGTAAGATTGTGGAGAAAAATTTTAGTAAAGAAGCACTAGAGTTAGAGACTAAGATACACACTCTACTACTAGATCAACAGGAGTATGGCTTTCCTTTTGATGTGGATACTGCTAAAGAACTATGGTTCAAGTTAGCATCACGTAAGTCAGAGCTTGAAGATAAACTAGTTGCTACCTTTGAGCCTACGATAGTAGAGTTAAAGACTAAGACTAAGACCATACCATTCAACCCAGCTTCACGTATGCAGATAGCAGACAGACTAATGAAGAGAGGTTGGATACCTGAAGCCTTCACTGATAATGGTGAACCTAAAGTAGACGAGACTATCTTAGCAGGGATTGATATACCAGAAGCACAGATGTTAAACGAGTACCTCCTACTTAACAAGAGGATAGGTCAGTTAGCTACAGGTAATCAGGCTTGGTTAAAGCTAGAAAAGAATGGACGAATGCATGGACGTGTTAATCATATGGGTGCTGTTACTTCTCGTTGTACTCATTCCAACCCAAACGTTGCTCAAGTACCTAGTGTTGGTGCACCCTACGGTAAAGAATGTAGGGCATTGTTCCATGCTCCTAGTGGCTATAGTCTTCTTGGTGCTGATGCCAGTGGTCTTGAGCTACGGTGTCTTGCTCACTACATGGCTGCTTATGATGATGGCTCATATGCTAACACCGTAGTCAACGGTGACATACATACCATCAACCAAGAAGCAGCAGGTCTACCTACTAGAAACAATGCCAAGACTTTTATCTATGGATTCCTATATGGATCAGGTGATGAGAAGACAGGTAAGATAATAGGTAAGGGTGCTAAAGAAGGTAAGGCAATCAAGAAGAAGTTCCTTGCTAAACTACCTGCACTTAAGAAACTTAAGACTGCTGTGTCTAAGGTAGCAGACGAGAGAGGTTGGGTTAAAGGTTTAGATGGACGTGTCATACCAGTTAGGCATAGTCATGCTTCACTCAACACTCTGTTACAATCAGCAGGTGCATTGGTGTGCAAGACTTGGTATGTATTTATAGCAGATGCTATTAAAGAACAAGGACTTGATGCAAAGATAGTAGCATTCATTCACGATGAGGTACAACTAGTAGTTAAGGAAGGACAGGAAGATGATACAGGGAGACTTATTCAGTCATGCATGTATAGAGTTGAAAAGCACTTCAACTTCAGATGCAAACTCGACAGTGATTACAAGTATGGACGAAACTGGGCAGACACACATTGAAGCAGTAACCTGTAATGTATGTAATATCATGCAACCTATAGCTAAGTTTACTGTACTAACTTCAGGTGAGATAAAAAGAAAGTGTAGGTCTTGTAGATCAGGTCAAGAAAAAGTGGTACAAAGATTAAGGAAAGAGAACCCTTATCCACCTGATGATTACTGCTGTTCTATATGTGAAAGAGATATGAATGAGATAGGTAAGTATGGTCAACCTAGACTACAACGTTGGGTACTAGACCATTGCCATGTTACTAATACATTCAGAGGTTGGTTGTGTGGTAACTGTAACACAGGACTAGGTGGCTTTAAAGATGATTCAGTTAAAGTACTAAGAGCATACAACTATTTGAAAGGACATACACCATGAGATGCTGGCACTGTAACACAGAAGTAATATGGGGTGGTGACCATGATGATGATGACGGAGAGTTTGATTACATAGTATCTAACTTCTCATGTCCTAACTGTCCCACACATATAGATACATACTTAAACGTAGGAGAACATAATGAAACGACTACTGATTGATGGAGACATCATAGCATACAAAGCTGCAACTAGTGCAGAGACACCTGTTAATTGGGGTGATGGACTATGGACTTTACATTGTTATGAAGAT